AAGAAAATGAAAATGAAGAATAATGAAACGAAGAAACATTATCTGAGGGTCAAAGCGTGTGGCATATAAAAACAAAATAAATTCTCCCAAAGGAAGAAAATAGTATGTACTATAATGTAAACGCTTAAACCATTCTTCAAAAGCGGCCATAATAATGACAATAGACATCTCTATTATCCCAATAACATAAGCATGTGGAAAAATAGATGCCATAAGTGAGTCACCGTATAAGGAAGTTAGTATCTCTCTAAAAGTTGGAAATTTCTTTTCAACAAAAGAATCATAACCTAACTTATCCATGACCACTTTAATAAATTGAGATCGATTCTCTTCAAATTCCTTTTCAGGTAAATGAAAGAAAAGTTCTCTAGAAGCAGAAACACAACTATCTAGAACTTGTTCATGCAATGAAATAGTCCTAGAGGGTAAAACATGTGCTATAGACTTCATTATAGAATCTCTAGATATGGGTGCAACCCAATGCTGGAGATCTTCTCTGTAAACGAAATTCCTCTTTAAAAAAGAAATTTCATTCAATCGCAAAAAAGGAGTATTAACCTCCTTCTTATCGGAACCCGTAAAACTCATACCGAATAATTCTGAGCATAGCTCAGAATAAACGATATTATTAAAAGGAGGATGAACCTCTTTAACTGCACAGAGCATATCATCGCCATAAACAACCGGAAGAACGTGATCAAAAAATTTGTCACGTAAATCTGATTCCTTATAACGATAATGCCATGCATAATTAAGAAGTATCAACCCCCTTAAAGAATTACTTTCAGCAGTACCTAGCTTTCCAGAAGCTTGGTAACCGGGTATATTTAATATGGTGCCGTTGAGTAGTAAAGTAGGAAAAGTATTATCGCTTAATATTCCAGCAACAATTTGCAATGAATAATCATTGTAACCAAAATGTTTCAGGATAATCAAAGTAATAGCGTTTTCCATATAAGCTACATCAACAGGCATTTTAGTATCATAGGAGGAGTAATCTCCTTCCATGAAAGTGAGTGAAAAGTTCTTAAATCTCTCAATGAGATCATCTACATCTGTACCATGCATATTAATTCCAATAGCACAGTAAAATGCAGATGAAAATGCACACATTAATGAGTAAAATGGCATTAAATACATCCTTTAAACAAGAATAGACTCATAGGATGACATAGCAAAAACACGAGTTTTGCCAGATAAAACTTTCTCATACTCACGGGGCTCATCTTTAAGTTGAGCTCCAATTAGAGGATTAGCGCATTCACTACGCAAATATGCAGATATATGTTCTAACACTTGATTTCGGACATCAAGATTAGGTACAACTCCATCTTTTTTAAAATGGAGCTCACAAAAATCTGCATATTTCCTCTTATCGCCAGGCCACAAAAAACCACCTGACGTACTCATCTTGATAGCTCTACTATAAAAATCTTCTGGGCTACCATTTTGAGCAATCTCCAGAGGAACTGGAGATAAGGACTTAAGACTACAATTTTCTAAATTACGAATAATTTGATTTGAAACGTCATTAATAA